GTATTAGATATATTAATAACCTTACCAGTAAATGAAGTAGATGTGCCTAAGTCAGCAGGAGCGCTTTCTACACGAACTAAAGTCTGTGAATAACCAGCAGCTCCACTAACAGTATTTATGGCAAAAACCATTCCTTTTGTAAGGAAATCAACCGACGCACCGCCAGAAGCTGTTCCACCCGTAGCACTATCTGCATCAACTGTAAATGTGTAAGAGCTTCCTGCGCTTACAGCAGAGCCCCCATTTACACCAGCAGCCATTTTAAAGTTACGAGTAGTCCAATCAATCTTGGAACGATTTTCTAGAAACCTGAATACAGGATCATCCGTTGGTACTTTTGCAACTTTTGAAAGGTATACAAAAAACGGTGATTCTTCGGGTGCTAATTCAGCAACCTTATCTGAAAAATCGTATAATCGGCGGCGATCAGGCGCTTGCCCAATACCAGCAGTAGCAGCAGCAGCTGTAATATCATAACTGGATTTTACTCCACTTGTAACAGCCATGTGTTACCTCCTATTTGATTATATTAATTAGGGAATTCTCCCTGCTTGACCTGCTTGCAAAATTCTATCCCAAGCGGAATCCTGTTCGTTCTTCCTTGGTGGTTCGCCACCTTGAAGAATTCCAGCAGTCCGTGGAATGCTTTGAGTTGTTTTAACTGCTTCCATGTTTGGAGAAACGTTATCTGTTCCTTTATTGTAATGCTTCCGATAAACATCAATTAACAAGTCAATTGGTAATTGATCTCTCGGTGTTGTAGCAAACTCAATAAAATCATTGATATCCTTTTCATCATTCATATTATAGCTACTAGCTAACTCATTTCGTAAATTCTGCAACGCTACTTGGCCTTGTAACTGAGACATATGTTGTCCAACAGCCTCATCTACCAAAGCCTTTTCTTGAGACGTCCTCATTTTAAATGAAGCCGACTCTGGTTTGTAATAGGCTTCCCATGGGTCAAAAGATGACTCGTCAACTGTGTTGGGGTCATCCTGTTCGCGTATAGTTTCCTGAGAACTTTTACCTTCTAACTTATCACGCATTGCCTCAACTACATCAGGTCTTGATTCAAGAATCTGTTGTAATTCAGACATTGGTTGAAGATTTTTATAGTCACCCTGAAGTTTTTCATAATCAGCCTTTTGCTTATCATACATAGACTGAAACTTTCGAGTTTCATTTTCCCAATCAGTTCCATAATCAATCTGGCCATCATCACCTTCTTTAACAATTAAATTAGGTGGACGAGAATTGCCTTCATTAATAACACTATCCTGAACATTTGGAAGTTCTGATGCCAATTCAACGTCTGGCATAGAAACATCCAACCCATCACGGGTTGTTTCCTGGATATTGCTTTCGGAACTACCAACTACACTATTTTGCACTTGATCTTCCATATAACCTCCTTTTAGATTTCTTCTTTAGCTCGCGACACCCGTAGATACCGCGAAGAAGTTAAACCTATGATTATTGTTTACTTTGTGCGCTCCCTTTCTTCGGAGAGCTCCCTTTATTCGCCTTTTGTACAGCTAACGCAGCTTCGGCACGAACATCTGCTTTATCAATCACACCTTCTAGTTGATTAATCTTGACTCTTTCCTTATATTTAGCATCAGAGACAATCTCATTCAAATCGGTCTTAAATTTCTCGGTGATAACTTGCTTCTTAGCGTGAACTGCTTCACGGTCTGCTGTTTGTAAGTCACCAGTAAGTTCTTTTATTTGACCTTCTAGTTGTTGTATGTACGACTGCATTTTTGCCATCATACCTTTGCGTTGCAATACACCTTCTTTGTCGTAGATTTCTGTTTTCTTTAAAACCTCGACATCATCTACCAATCCTAACTTATACGCATCAAGATACATATTGTATTCAGCTATCTTGTTTGATGGTAAAGTCGATCCTGATATAATACGAACATCATGCTGACCTAATGATATATCATTATCAATCGTCTGCAGTTCGTTAGTTTTGTCATCATACAATCTATTGTTAACTGCAAATTCAGTTAAATCATTATTAGGTTGTACGATTCTAAATGTTTTTTGGAATGTATAATGTCCTTTTGCTATATTATATATACATCTTCCAAGTTGGTTTAAGCTTCCCTCTATATCTTTTAATTTAGAACGACCACGGCTTTCTCCCATCTCCGAAAGCATAGCTGTTCCCCTTACTGTGTCGGGAGCTTTTTCCTTGAATCCCTGCATTAATTCAGGAATTCCAAAATTTAAATCTATATAATGTTCCACCCTATCTATTAAATGATAAAATTCTCCAGCAAGTGGCTGTGGAGCTGGAAAGTGTGGCTCTCCAAATTCTGGATTATATTCTAATACAGCATTTGGATTAGCCCAATCTCTTTCTAATTGACCCACGTCATCAACACTTCCTTCTGGTACAAGAAGTTTAAGTCCAGCTGATGCTTGGGCATGACTTAAAGTTAAAGAAAAAAGCTTATTAATTAGCCTCTGTGAATCCTTAACTTTTGATACATCTGATTTTGGATATGGTGTGTTAGTCCAAATATTTGGGACTGGTATTACGGGATAAACATCAGTATTGAGGACTTGTTGATAAAGCAAAAACTGCCCCATTGTTGCTGTGACTTGAATGCGTGTTTGCATTATTTCAACAGCTTCTACCAGTCCCGATTCTATTAAATGTGACTCTTGATTTACAATCTGCTCAAAAGTTTCCATATCAACAACTTTTTCTTCGCCACTTTGCTTGTTGAAAAGTCTGTAGTATGGAACCTTAACCTTCTCAAATCTTTCAAGTATTCTATATTTTTCAGACCCAAAGGTATCTGCATCCCTTACTACATCTGGAGTAAATGATTCAGAAGAATTTTTTCTATTTGAAGATGGATAATCATCTTCTTGTGTCATGGTATCTATTTCTGGTAAAGATTCTTCTATTTCTGGATATAAAGAAATAATCTGGTCTTTGGTAAGTACTGTGGATAAAATAATAGAAGATGCATCATCAAAATATCTATTTCTAGATGCTGGGTCGGCATATACTCTAAATGGATTTAAATAAGTAAATTTAACATCGCCCCTACCAAAATCAGCTTCGGGGTCTATATATACATAAAAATATCCCATTCCAGTTATAGCGTAATCGTGAACAGCCTGCTTAAACTGCATATCGCCATCGGATATATCCCAACAATATTCCAATATTGTTTTCCAAACTTGAGCGAGTTTATTGTCGGAGTCCTCTCTTCCGATAGCGGAAAATTTTGGATTCCTTGAGGTAAGTAAAGATTTGAGTTTATCAACAGCAGCATAAACTCTGTCAATAATAAAATCACCTTGCCCAACAGCACTTAATGCGTCAGACTCTTCTTGAGTATAGTGATTTCCTAGAACAAAATCAACGGCATCTCTCGCTTCGTCATCCCAATCAGAACGAGCATCCCGCCATCTTCTCCATAAATCTAAATTCTTTTGCGCCTCATCTACTTGCGCAAAATCTTGTTCGTTAGCGATATTAAATCCCCCGAATACGTAAAGTTAACTTATATTATATAATATAAGCCTAAAACATGCACTTGTCAAGTCTTTTTTTTATTTATTTTTAAATTCTTTGACCAGTAACCCAACTTCTCATTATCTTTCTACCTAAAAATTCTTTCTTTTCTTCAGTCGTTTCCTCGAAATTCTCAGCATCAAACTTAGCACTTAAAGGAGCTCTTGCGTTTATTATTGAATACCAAAGTCCATCAAGAAGGTCATCATTCTTTGCTTTTGGAAAATGAAACATTTCATCCACTAGATCGCTATGTTGTTTCTTAATATAAAGCTTTCCTCTGTTAACTATTGGACAAAGAAGAGATTCCAATCTATCTTCTTTTTTAATACCAGAAGGCGGTCTAACACCGCGAGCTATTCCTGGAGCCATCTTTCTATCCTTGCCAGATAGTTCATTCACCGCATCACGTATTATTCCCTGTGCTCCAACGTGTTCTACGTTCGCTCTTCTCATTGGTTGATATTCTTTTGCATATTGAAATATCTTTCTTGGCATATCATAAAGTGGTATATGCTCTCTGAAAATGTCTATCACATAAATATTTTTATCGCTATCAATACCAGAAACAATAATAACCTGATAATCATGTTTGGCGGAAGACTCGTAAGCCAAGTCAACACCCATGTATACATTGACTGGAATGGCATCTTCTTTTGTAATAATATAAGCTTGGTTGTTTTTCCCTTTGAATTGTCCATCGAAATAATTAATCTTATCTATTTTAAACTTTGCACTTTCTAAATCTCTAGCGTCATTCATATACTCTTGGGCAAATTTATGAAGTTGACCAACGTACTCATAATCTTTTCTTATGCTTGCTATCTTTTCCTTTGGGAAATAAGAAGGCCACAATGGTTTATCATCCTCTATTACTCTATGAAAGACCATCTCCCAAGTATATTCTTCTTTGTTTTCCTTTGCTTGAAGATAGCCATCGTATATTCCCTGCAAAGCAGAATCGTAGTGAACGATTGTTCCTATAAGCCATATAGAACCCTCATTGCCTTTAGATTCTTCGAGGGCTGGATAGACTGTAGACATAAGCCATTCTTTAATTTCCTTACGTCTTTCAGGTGTTTTAGTATTTAATTCAGATTCAAAGTCATCAAGAATAATTTTCGTATAACGAAGACCGAGTTCAGATCTACCACGAAGTCTTTGACTAGTACCTTTGGCTATAATTCTATCGCCCTTAGAAGTGGTGATTTCTTTTTCAGTCCACTTGTTACCAGCCATATCTCCAAAATAATAATTTAACGCAGGATTAAACTCTATATGACTTTTAATATACTTAAGATGGTCTACTGCCTGACCCTGTTCTTCAGATACCCAAGCTGCAAATTCATTTTTACCCTGCGGATTAAAACATATTCTATGCAGTAGCGCAGCTTTAGCCAGAGTAGATTTAGTATGACCGCGAGGCAATACAAGACAAAGCCTTCTTATTGTATTATCCAAAAACAACTCACCGACTTCATAGTGAAACGGAGCTGGTTTTGACTTCATAAAGTCATCTGGAAGAAAAAGCTGTCCAAACGCAATCAAGTCTTTCGACACCATATTGAGTACACGCTCTTTCTCATCTAGATCGTTTGGAATTATATTAAACTTTTCTATCGTACCAATCTCCATTTGGAATCTCTTCAAAAACACCTACCATCTCAAGAAGTTTGTTGCCAGCAACATATACCCAAGCTTTGATTTTATCTCCACTATCCATATTTACATTTACCTTAACTCTTTCGTAAAGACCAATGTTAATACCTTCGTATAAATCATACTGAGCTAAATCCTCACTGGTTACATCATGAACCTCAACAAC